ATTGCTTATACTCTTGATTTCGCTTTTGCTTACGATAAGATTCAGAATGTACGCTAATGCAAGTAACGCAACTATATATAGAAAACGAGCGGATTGATTTGTTTAAAGATGAGGTTATCTCACTTACGCAGACTATCCAGAATGTAAGGGATATTGAGAAAGTATTTACAGACTTCTCTAAGTCGTTTACTATTCCTGCTTCTAAAGCTAATAACAAGATATTTAAACACTACTATAATTTTGATATAGATAATGGTTTTGATGCGAGAAAGAAAGTAACAGCAAGAATCGAGATCAATCACTTGCCTTTTAGAGATGGTAAGATAAAATTAGAGGGTGTAGATTTAAGAGGCAATAAAGCCTATGCATATAAGATTACCTTTTTCGGTAACACAGTAAACCTTAAAGACAAGTTAGGGGAGACAAAGTTATCTGCTCTTGCTTGGCTTGGATATTTCACTCAAGACTATGATTCGACTCAAGTTAGAAGTATTTTAACAAGTGGAGGTCAAGATGTAACCGTAGATTCAACTACTTACACGGATGCAATTACTTGCCCACTAATTACACACACTACTCAGTTATTCTACGATTCGAGTGGTACATCTTATCCTGCTTATCCTGACCCTTCGGGTGGTAATTTATATCCTTCGGGTAGCTTACACAGAGGGGTATATTACGGAGAGTTAAAGTATGCGATCAGATTATGGCTTATAGTAAAAGCTATTGAGGAAGCTGACTTAGGAATTACTTTCACAAGCGACTCTTTTATCAAGCAAACGGATAATCCGCAGTTCTACAACTTGTATATGTGGATGCATCGTAAGAAGGGTAGTGTATTTGAAGAAGACGAGGATATCACAGATTTATACACTTCTTTTTCTCCAGATTCAAGTTCAATGACAGGGGTAAGTTTAGATACTGCTGCTTTGAGTATTTTTGGATTAGGAGCAGGTCAATATATTGATTATACACTAAATGTTACTACTGCACCTTCAAATGATTATACTATTGAGATAAAAAAGGATGGTGTTTCTTATGCAACTAAAGTAGTTAGCGGAGGAGGTACAACTTCTTTAACAGGAACACTCACTAATTCTTCTTTTGGATATGAGGTTTACATTACAGGTTCAGGAGGAGATTCTTTTCAATTAAATTGGACACTATCTAACACCTTTTTAGGAGAAAGTAATATTTACTATAGTTCAGCACCTCAATCATTAGGGGCTAACTACTCTTTTAACCCTACGGAACAGCTTCCTGATATGAAAATCATTGATTTTCTATCGGGATTATTCAAGATGTTTAATCTGACTGCTTATCAGACTCAAAATGGAGAGATTAAGGTTCAACCATTAGATGACTTCTACGCTGGAGGCACAGAAAGAGATATTACTGAGTATGTAGGAACAGAGAATAGTAGTGTCAATTCAGCATTACCTTTTAAAGAGATCGAGTTCGGATTCGAGGGTAGAGGTAGTAAGTTATCAGAGCAGTTCGAACAAGAGCAAGGTATCGGATGGGGTACTATTAATTACAAAGGAGAGGATGATGAATTGTTTGATGGAGATGTGTATAAGGTTACGCTACCTTTTGAACACGCACAATACTCACGCATCAAGGATGTAAACGGAGGTGCTAATACAGATGTACAATTCGGGTGGTATGTAGATGATAACGATGACCCTTATTTTGGTCAGCCTTTATTATTCTATCCTATTCAAATTACAAATGGTACTGAGATACGATTCTTGAATGACTTAACAAGTTCTCAGACTGATATAGACGATTACACGATACCAAGCAATTCAGTATCTACTAATTCAGCAACAGATGATGATACTTGCCACTTCTCAGTAGAGATTAACGAGTACACACCTACGGGAACTTTTGATGGGTCGCTATTTGCTAACTACTATCAAGACTACATTTCAGATGTATTCAACTCTAAGAGGCGATTAACAAAAGTAAAGGCTTATTTACCTGTTGGGGTTCTTATTAGTTACACATTAGCAGATACGCTTAAGATAGCAACAAGAGAATATAAAATCAACTCAATCACTACTAACCTCAACACAGGAGAGAGTGATTTAGAATTACTAAATGTAGTCTAATGATAAAAAACATATTAGAACTCTTAGAATTAGCACAAGGAGAAACTGAGAATATCAGAATCGCAAAGGGTAAGTACTACTTCCCTAAGACATTCTCTGAGATTTACAAACATCAAAAAAAGATATATAAATGGCAGTAAAGAAGGAAATAGAAATAGTAGTAAAATCCGATCAGGCGGTACAAGGTCTTAATCGGGTAGAGGATGCTCTGGAAAGAGTAGATAAAGCTGCTGAACAAGCTACTGAGGAAACCAAAGGTCTCGGTCAAGAAGTTGGTGAGTCGGGTGCTGCTATAAGTTTATTAGATGCTGCTACAGGTGGTCTTGCTTCAAGAGTAAGAGATGTATCAGAGGTGTATAAACAATTTAGAGGTAGAATTACTGCGGTAACGGTCGCTCAGATAAAAGCTAACGCTGCTTTCTTAGCAAACCCTGTGGTATTAGTTACTACTGCGGTAGTTTCAGCTACGGGTGCATTAGCTAAATATGCTTCTAAGTTAACAGGTGATGTAGTACCTGTAACTACGAGTCTTAAAAATATATTTCTATCATTAGGTGATGCAGCAAGATTCGCACGATTACAAGCAGAGTCTTATACAGAGTTCTCAACCGAGCAACAGATCAAAGAAACAGAAAGAGCTATAGCGGTATTAAAGGCTTACGGTCAAGATACTATTGACTTAGAGATAGAGAATCAAAGAAGACGATTATCTGCTTTTCAAGAAGGCTCTCAAGAGTACTTTGATGCACAAACTCAGCTTGCTGTACTTATAGCTCAAAAAGATGTTGCAGCTACTAAAGCAGCAGAAGAGGAAAAGGCACGAATTGCGGAAGAGGAGAAAGCAAGAAAGGATAAAGCAGCAGCTGAAGAGGAAGCAAGAGTTAAGAAAGAGTTTGCTGATAGACAAGAGAATAATAAAAAGATAAAAGATGAGAATGAATTAGCAGTAGCTAACTTTCAAAATAAAATAGCTTCAGAAACACGCTTACAATCAAAGGGTATTTCAGAGGGTTTAAAAATATACCAAGCAGGCAAAGAACAAGAGCAAAAAGTAGATGAAATAACTGCCGATCAGAAATTACAATTAGCCTCTCAAACATTTGGAGCTATTGCGGGTATCTTAGGACAGAATAGTAAAGCAGGTAAAGCTGCGGGTATTGCCCAAGCGATTATAAACACTTATCAAGGGGTTACTGAGGTTCTTAAAAACCCTACTACTATTCCTGAGCCATTTGGTACTATCCAGAAGATTGCATCGACTGCTACAGTACTTGCGTCTGGATTCCAAGCGGTGAGAGCTATGCAACAAACACCTATTCCTGTAGTTGCAGCAGGTGGAGGCTTCGGTGGTGGAGCAGGAGTCGCAGTATCAGCACCTCCTCAGATTAACACAGTAGGAGCAGGAAGTATCAATCAATTAGCACAAACAATAAGCGGACAAGAGAAAGAGCCTGTTCGTGCGTATGTAGTAGCAGGTGATGTAACAACTGCACAATCTCTTGAGCGTAACACCGTAAGAGAGGCGAGTATTTAAAAGACAAAACAAACTAACAAAGTCGTTATATAGATATGAAGATTATTGAACTCATCTTAGATGAAGAAAACGAAATAGCAGGAGTAGAAGCTATCTCGGTAGTAGAGAACCCTGCAATAGAAGAAGATTTTGTAGCATTAGCCAATCAAGAGATTAAACTTGCTGAGGTAGATAAAGAGAAGCGTATCCTTATGGGTGCGTTACTTGTACCTAATAAGCCAATCTACAGAAAAAACGGAGAGGAGGAGTACTATGTGTATTTCTCTAAAGATACTATCCGTAAGACTGCTGAGATGTTCTTAATGAAGGGGAATCAGAACAATTCAACATTAGAACACCAATTACCGCTTAATGGATTATCACTTGTCGAGTCTTGGATTGTAGAAGATGAGGATAAGGATAAGAGCAGAGTATATGATATGAATGTACCTGTAGGTACTTGGATGGGTGCGGTTAAGGTAAACAATGAGGAGGTTTGGAATGACTATGTAAAGACAGGTCGAGTAAAAGGCTTTTCGATTGAAGGATACTTTGCGGATAAGCTACCAAGACCTCAAGAGTCGATTGAAGAATCATTAAGTAAGATTGAAGAAGAAGAAGCTGAGACACTACTTGCTAAAGTAAAAGCAATCATCAAAGGAGACAAAAGAGTAAAGGGTGGTAAGAAAATAGAAATGGAATCTTACTCTGATTATCCAGATGCGGTTAAGAACAATGCTAAGAGAGGTATTGACTTGAACGAAAAGAATAATAACAAGTGTGCTACTCAAGTAGGTAAGATCAGAGCGCAACAACTTGCAAAAGGAGAACCTATTTCTGTAGAGACTATTAAGAGAATGTACTCTTACTTATCAAGAGCAGAGGAATACTATGATGAAAGCGATACAAGTGCTTGTGGCACTATTTCGTATTTACTATGGGGTGGTAAAGCGGGAAGACGCTGGGCTGAGGCGAAACTAAAAGACCTTGATCTCATTGACCTTAAAAAACCTTGTCAAGCAGGATACGAGATGATAGGAATGAAAGAGAAGAATGGAAGATTAGTACCTAACTGCGTACCTATTAAGTAATGCCTAAGAAGACGATATACATAAAGGTTAAGAAAACTAAGAAGCACGGATTACAAGCTAAAACCAAGATGAGTAAATCTAAGACTTCTAAGAACTATAAGAAACAATACAGAGGACAAGGTAGATAATGGCAACAATAACCAACACATCTTATAAAGTACAAGCAGATGTAGATACCGAAGCGGTAAGACTACAATACAACATTGAAGAAGGTGCTTATGTAACAACCTCAGCAGGAGTATGGACTGTTTACGATGGAGAGTGGGTAAAGTTATATCCACAATCAGGAGTAGGTACAGGTCTTGGATGGACAAGATACGATGATGGACAATATACCTCATCAAATAAGCTGTCTTTAGCACAAGACACAGAAATTACACTCCCTAACAACGCAGCAACAGTATATAGGAGCTATACAGGTATAGACTATTACAATGGCACTACAAATAAAGTTTTAGCGGATAACGAAAATGATGTATATGTATTTACAGTTGTTTTTAAGGCATCTGCTCCAAATGCAAACCAAACCTTTTTAAGATTACAATTAGATGCTGAAAATGGCACACCTTACAGAAGAGTAGGTGCTGATATTCCTTTCCCTAAAGGAAACGATGTAGAACACGATGAGCATTTTATGGTTCAGTACTATGCTGATTCTAATTTTGTGTCTAATGGTTCAGAGTGGAAAATTCAAGCAATCGGAGGAACTGCGAGTGTTTGGGATATAATATACTTCATACAAAAGACACAGAGTTATGCATAAAGATAAAACACCTTCATACTCGAGTCCTAAGAGCAGTTCTCGTGGTTGCCTATGTAAGGATAAGAACACCTACTCAAAAAAGTGCTGTGATGGCTCTCTGTGGGCGCAGGGCATAGGTAGAACAAGAGGAACAGAGTAACGAAAATGCAAAATAAAAATCACTAATCGTTATATAAATATGAAACCAACAGAAATGCTAAATCAGATTAAAAATGTATTAGGCATTGAGTTATCTGCTGAGGAAGTAACACAAGAAGTTATTGAGAAAGTAGAGTTAGCTCAAATGTCTTTAGAAAATGGTACTGTAATCGAAGCAGAGGAGTTCGCACCTGAAAAAGAAGTATTCATCATCACAGAAGAGGATAAGATCGCTCTACCTGTAGGTGAATATGCTTTAGAGGATGGTCGTATTCTTGTTGTAGAAGAAGCGGGAATCATTAAGGAACTAAAGGCTGCGGAAGCAGAAGCAGAAGAAGCACCTGTAGAGGAAGTAGAAGCTGCTGAAGAAATGCCTATTGAAGAGGAACTGCCTCAAGAGATGGGTTATGTTAAGAAAGAGGAATTTGCGGAAGCGATGGAAGAAGTTAAATCAATGATTGACGAGATTCGTGTAATTGTTGATGAGGCTAAAGCTCAAGAAGAAATGGCACAGCAAGTAAAAGAAGAATTATCTGCTACTCCTGCTGCTACTCCACTTAAGCACAATCCAGAAGCGGAAGCACAAAAAGAGGCTTTCAATATCGCAAATAAAAGAGCAGAATCAACTCGTGATCGAGTATTCGCTAAGCTCGCTAATCTTAAATAATTAAAACTTAAATAAACCAAAATGGCAACAACAACTTCAATCACTTCAACCTACGCAGGGGAGTTTGCAGGTAAATATATCGCTGCTGCTCTTCTAAGTGGTTCTACTATCGAAAACGGTGGTATCGAGGTAAAACCTAATGTAAAATTTAAAGAGGTTATCAAAAAAGTAGCTACTGATTCTAATGTAATCAAAGATGCTACTTGCGACTTCACAGACACGGCTACTGTAACTCTTACTGAGCGCATTCTTGCTCCTGAGGAGTTCCAAGTAAACTTAGAATTCTGTAAGAAAGACTTTCACTCAGATTGGGAAGCTGTACAAATGGGATACTCTGCATTTGATAGCCTACCTCCTGCTTTCTCTGACTTCATCATCGCTCACGTCGCAGGTCTTGTAGCTGAGAAAACAGAGCAAAACATCTGGGGTGGTGCAACTGCAACCGCAGGTGAGTTTGACGGTATCGTTACTCTTGCGACTGCTGATTCAGATGTAATTGATGTAGCAGGTGTTTCAGGTGGTATTACTGCTTCTAATGTAATTACTGAGTTAGGAAAAGTAGTAGATGCTATTCCTTCTGCACTTTACGGAAAAGAAGATTTATATCTTTATGTTTCTCAATCAGTTGCTCGTGATTATGTTCGTGCTTTAGGCGGATACGGAGCAAACGGATTAGGTGCAAACGGTATAAACAATCAAGGTACTCAATGGTGGAATAACGGAGGTCTTTCTTTTGATGGAGTTAAGTTATTCGTAGCTCAAGGTATGGATGATGATTACATCGTAGCTGCTCAGAAATCTAACCTATACTTCGGTACAGGTCTATTATCTGACCATAACGAAGTTAAACTACTTGATATGGCTGATCTTGACGGGTCGCAAAATGTTCGAGTAATTATGCGCTTCACAGCAGGTGTACAATACGGAATCGGTGGTGATATCGTACTTTACACTCCTACTGCTTAATTAATTTAATTGTCTAACAAAATAGGGTAGGTAAGCCGACTTGAGCCTACCTGCCCTTTTTTAATTTATAAAACTTATGGCTTGTTCATTATCACTTACGGGAAGACAATACCCTTGTGCAAAGGCAGTAGGAGGTCTTAAAAAGATTCTCTTTTCAGCTTTTGTTGACGGTGGTCTAAGCGTTTCTGGAGGTGCAGTTAGTGGTGGTACTTGGTATGGTTACGACCTACGAGGTGCATCATCTGTTGAAACTTCTATTAACGGTTCTCGTGAAAATAACTCTATTTTCTACACACAAACGGTAAACATTCAGTTACCTGTTCTTGACTCTGCAACTCAAGACGAAATCAAACTATTAGCTGCTGCAAGACCTCACATTATCGTAGAGGACTATAATGGTCAGCAAATGGTTATCGGATTGGAACACGGAGCAGACCTTACAGGAGGTTCATTAGCAACGGGTGCTAACTTAGGAGACTACTCAGGATTCACTTTGACTTTTGAAGCTCTTGAGAAAGACCCACCTGCATTTTTAACGACTGCGGTTACTGATTCGGCTTCATCACCTATTGAACCTGCACCTACTGCGGTTTAATCTTTGATATGAGAATAATTAAGGGGAGCTATATGCTCCCTTTTTTTATGTCCCTATGCAAATAATTAGATTTGATTCGTTATATAGATATAAGAAGCTAAAATGATAATTCTAACAACAAGCACAGCAGAGCAAACGATACGGATTATCCCAAGAGAATATCCAGATGATGTTACTCTTATTTTAAGAGACGATTCTACAAATACTGAAACTACTTACACTCTTGAATCAATGGAGTGGGAAAATACCGATGAGGAGTGGCAAACAGTAAATTTGAATTGGAATAGTGTAGGAGGATATTATGAGGACAAGGGATATTTAGTTATTCAAAACGAATATGCTTTGACTGAAAATAGATTTTACGATTTGACAATAAAGGAAGGGTCAAGCGTTATATATAAAGACAAGATATTCTGTACAGATCAAACGATTGCTGATTACTCAGTAAATAACGGAGAGTATGTTACAGAAGATTCTTACGATAATGACTATATCATAATCTAATGAGTAGAGGAACACAAAATAAGGTACATAACGATTTAAGAGTCGTAAACTTTAGTACTTACACATCACCTAAAATCACAGAGCAAAAGAATCGTGATTGGGTAAATTACGGAGAGGACAATAACTACTATCAGTATTTAATTGATAGATACAACGGGTCAGCTACAAACAACGCAATTATCAACGGTATCTCAGAGATGATTTACGGAAAAGGGTTAGATGCTACTGACTCTAATCGTAAACCAGATGAGTACGCACAGATGATGTCTTTATTCTCTAAAGACTGCGTTCGTAAGTTAGCATACGATTTAAAACTAATGGGTGGTGCAGCGATGCAAGTAGTGTATTCTAAAGATCACTCTAAAATCTTACAAGTAGAACACTTCCCTGTTGAGACACTAAGAGCAGAGAAATGTAATGAGGATGGAGATATCGAAGGATATTACTATATGGCAGATTGGAGTAAGTTGAAGCCTTCAGATAAGCCTCAGCGTATCCCTGCTTTTGGTTTCTCAAATGAGGGTGTAGAGATTCTATTTATAAAGCCTTATAGAGCAGGATTCTATTACTACTCACCTGTAGATTATCAAGGAGGGTTACAGTACTCAGAATTAGAAGAGGAGATATCAAACTATCACCTAAACAACATAATGAACGGACTTGCTCCGAGTATGCTGATTAACTTCAATAATGGAGTACCTAATGAGGAAGAGCGTACTTTGATTGAGCAGAGAATCTATCAGAAGTTCTCAGGTTCATCTAATGCAGGTAAGTTCATATTAGCTTTTAACGACAACTCAGAGTCAGCAGCTTCTATAGAGCCTGTTCAGTTAAGTGATGCACATAATCAATACCAATTCCTAAGCGATGAGAGTATGCGTAAGATTATGGTTTCTCACCGAGTAGTTTCTCCTATGTTATTAGGTATTAAAGACCAAACAGGATTAGGTAACAACGCAGATGAATTAAAGACTGCTTCTACCTTGATGGATAACACGGTTATTAGACCATTTCAGACACTTTTACTTGATGCCTTTGAGTCAGTATTAGCTTTCAATAATATCTCTCTTAAACTGTACTTTAAAACACTACAGCCTCTTGAATTTACAGAGCTTGATAATGCGATGACTAAAGAGCAGGTAGAAGAAGAGACAGGAGTAAAGATGTCAAGTGATAAAGAGGATTTATCTGACGATGACTTTGATAAAATCTTTGAGGCATTAGAAGAGTACGGAGAAGATGAGGATTTAGATGAGTGGGAGTTAGTTGATGAGCGACCTGTAGATTACGAGCAAGAAGAAGCATTAGATAAGATGATCGGACTTGCAAGTACAGGTAGAGCAAGACCTAATGCAGAGAGTGAGCAAGATATCGCATTATTTAAAGTAAGATATCAGTATGCACCTCTTAGAGCATCAAGCAACTCAAGAGAGTTTTGTCAGAAGATGGTAAACGCTAAGAAGATATATCGCAAAGAGGATATCGAGAGAATGTCAAGTCAAGCGGTAAACGCAGGATTTGGAGTAGGCGGTGCAGCAACATACGATATATGGTTATATAAAGGTGGAGCAAGATGTCATCACTTCTGGATGCGTAAGACTTACTTTAGAAAGCGTAATCCTCAAGGACAATTTTTACCTGAGAGTGGATTAAAGAATGATAAACAAGTTTCAGTTAATGAGGCAAGAAGAGCAGGGTTTGTTCCTCCTGTGAATGACCCTTTAGTAGCAAAGCGACCTGTTGATATGCCGAATGAAGGATTTGTAAACCCAAGATAAGATATGGCTACAGCGTTATTTATAAAAAGACAAGACTTAGTAAAGAATAGCATCTTAGATGGTAATGTGGACACGGATAAGTTCATTCAGTACATCAAGATTGCTCAAGAAATACATATTAGAAACTATTTAGGAACTGATCTATACAACAAGATTGCTGCTGATATTATTGCGGGTACTTTGAGCGGTGATTATTTAGAATTAGTAAACGACTTTATTCAGCCTATGCTTATTCACTATGCGATGGTGGATTACTTACCTTTTGCAGCTTATCAAGTTAAGAACGGAGGAGTATTTAAGCACACTTCGGAAAATGGTGAGTCAGCAACAAAAGAGGAGATCGACTTCTTGATTAATAAGGAAAGAGATATCGCAGAGTATTACACAAGACGATTTATTGATTATATGAGTTTTAATCAAGCTTCATTCCCTGAGTACTATACGAACTCTAACGATGATATTCACCCAGATACAGATGCAACTTTTAACGGATGGGTACTGTGAAAGAAAAAGGATACAAACCTAAGAGTCAAAATATAATTAAACTAAAGCAATTCTTAAAGCAACAAGCGAAGAATGAGTTACCAAAGAAATAACATAGGGTGGGGTTCTGTTTACTTGATTGACGATGTAGTCGATGGAGCAGTAGAGACTTTTTCAGACTTAGCTTCAGTCGATAAGTTATACGAAGGAGATATTTATTTAGTTCGTACAACTACGGGAATTATAGGTATTAACCGCAAACAAAAGGGTTTGTATCGTTATAATGGTAGTGGTTTTGATTTAATGCAGACAGAGATGTTAGGTTCGTTAGTAGCTTTTAACAATGCAGATACAAACATAAGTGCTACAACGGTAGAAGCTGCGATCAGAGAAGTAAACAATAAAATTGGATTCTGGGATTCAGAGCCTTAAAAATTAGATAAACAAAAATATGGCAACATTAACAAACACAAAAATTAAAGACACATACGATGGTCTTTTAAAAACAACAGATAACGAGGCTTTAGATGTTTCGGGTGTTACCTTAATTGAGGATGGTTTAGGTAATGCTTCGGCTCTTAGTGTCGGAAGGTCGGGAAATGGCGTAACGATAACAGGCAACCTTGCAGTAGATACGAATACACTATATGTAGATGCTGCTTCAGATGGAGTTGGCTTTGGTACAACGAATCTTACTGTTGGAATTGGGAATACTGATACAGGTGCTTCAGTTCGTTCAGTAGGTGCTATTCAAGCATCAAGAAGCGGTAATAGAAGTTTATATTTAAATAGAAATACTACTGATGGTCAAATTCTCTCTATTAACAGAGATGGTTCAGAGGTAGGTGCTATTGGTGCAGCAGGAAGCGGTCTTACATTCTATACGGGTATTACAGAGCGTATGCGTATCGACTCAAGCGGTAATGTAGATATTGCAAATGGTAGATTGCAAGTAAATACCAATAGTGCAACAGGTGCAGTAGTAAGATTAGATTATAACTCTACAGATTCAATAAGAAGAATACACGCTCTTGAAACAGGTGGTGGTAATGCAAGACCTTTGCAGATACACGCTCAAGATGTGAGATTTAGAGATGATTCTTCAGAGCGTATGCGTATCGACTCTGCGGGTAATGTAGGGATAGGTACTTCGAGTCCTCAACAACTTCTTAGTATTCAAAACACTGCATCTAATGCTTATTTGCATTGTGTGGCAGGTACAAGTAATTTAGGTGGTGTATGGGTTGGAGATTCTGATGCTAATTATGTAGGAGGTTTCTTGTATGACAATGGAATTAACACTTCTTTATTCTATACTAACAGCTCAGAGCGTATGCGCATAGACTCAAGTGGTAATGTGAGATTATCGGGTACTGCTCCAAGTGCTGAGGATACTATTTCTAAAATAGATTTTTACAACAATTCATCAAGTATCAACTTAGCAGGAATTGAAGGTAAAAGAACTGCAGGCGGTACTAATTATGGTAGTTTAATATTCAACACTACTAATTCGGGTACTTCTTCTGAGAAAATGCGTATCGACTCAAGTGGTAATGTAGGGATAGGTAGAACTCCAAGTTATAAATTAGATGTTGCAGATTTTGGTGGTTCTGATGTTACTATTCATATATCAAGTAATCAAACGGCTTCAGGTATTTTAGCTTTTGGTGATAATGCCGCAGCAGCAAGAGGATATGTGGAATATGACCACGTTACTAATAATTTAATACTTGGAACTACCGCAACAGAAAGAATGCGTATTAACAGTTCGGGATATGTGGGCATAAATAATAATAATCCGCAAGTAGCTTTACAAGTGACAGGAGATGTGGATATTTCTGCTTCTTTATCAAAGGGTTCGGGTTCTTTTAAAATAGACCATCCGTTAGAGAATAAAAAAGATACACATCACTTAGTACACTCTTTTGTTGAATCACCTCAAGCAAATAATATATATAGAGGAAAAGTTCAACTTGTAAATGGTTCTGCTACTATAAATTTAGATGAGGAATCTACAATGACAGAAGGCACTTTTGTATTATTAAATAGAGATATTCATACTTATACTTCTAACGAATCAGATTGGGATGCGGTAAGAGGAAGCGTGGAGGGAAATATCTTAACAATAGAATGTCAAAATTCAGAATCAGATGCTATTGTATCTTGGTTAGTTATTGGAGAAAGACACGACCAACATATGTACGATACATCTTGGACTAATGAAAATGGAAAAGTAATAGTAGAACCTTTAAAAATAATAGAAGAATAAAATGGCAAACACTTATCAATGGGTAATTAGCGGACTGCATACCCAATTAAACAACGAAGAATTAGGATTAGAGAAAGTAATTGAATCTATCCATTGGAGATACCAAGCAGAAGATGCAGAGGGTAATATCGCTGATGTATATGGCTCAGTAGGAGTAGAATCACCGGAAGCGGATGCATTTATTCCTTTTGAAGACGTTACGATCTCAGACGTAGAAAATTGGTTAGAGGACAAATTAGACGTAGAAAGTCTTAAAGCAGGACTTGACGCTAAATTAGACGCGATCGCTAACCCTACACACGAAACACTTAATTTGGTATCTTAGTAGAAAATCTATTATTATGCCACAATTAGAAGAAAACTTTGTAGAACAATTAAGAGAGCAAGAATCTAAGAAACAAGCAATCTTACACGATCTTGGTGTTCTGGAAACTCAGAAACACAATCTACTACACGCTTTTGCAAACATTCAAGGAGAGCAAGAGAAAGTAAAAGCAGAGATTGAGGAAAAGCACGGTAAGATTAATGTGAACTTAGAGGATGGCTCTTTTGAAGAAATCAAGGGGGAGGAATAACTCCCCTTTAACTTATGAGCTTAGACAATAAAATATCATTTTTTGGAGGATATATTTTCACCGCAATTTCATCAATAAACTTGTTAGGATTTGTAAACGCAGCTATTATTGGATTAGTTGGGGGTTTCTTTGGTCTATTAGGTAAAGAGGCTTATTACTATATTAAAAACGAAATACAAGAATGGCGCAAGAAATAAATGAAAACACGCAGGTTACTCTTGATCTGAAGACAGTAGGATTAATCATAGCAGGAGCATTATCTCTTGCAGGAATGTGGTTTGCTTTGCAAGCTGATATCCAAGAGGCAAAGGAATTACCTAAACCAGAGATCAGCAGAACAGAGTATGACCTAAAGGATGAGCTTATCAGAGAAACGATTATGAATACTCAACAGAAGGTAGATGAGAACGGGGAGAAACTCGATAAGATAGAAGAGCGTTTATTTAAATTAGTAGAGAAATGATACGAGCTTGGTTATTCTTAATGTGGGCATTATTTACTGCGAATATTTACTCTCAAAAGATTTCTATTGTGCAGGTTAATGCAGAGTGGAATGAAAGAAATAATATCGACCTAAATGGTATTCGAGGAGCAAGAGTTTCCTTTGGTTATTTAGAAGAACAACCCGAAGGTCTAAGAAAGAAGATTAAAGCAGTACCTACTATTTTAGTATTTAAGGATGGACATTTGGTTCATTATTGGGAAGCTAATCTATCTTTTAAGCTAAACATTAGACAAGAAGAAATACAAGAATACATAACTTCAATTCAATGAGATACTTAATCCTTTTCCTTCTCTTTACAAGCTGTGCATCTCAAAAAGTAATTCACCAAGAGGATGTAACAGATAGAACTGAGTGGTTAGAATCAACAGAGGATAATCCCATTATCAATGTTATCCAGAAGCATTATGCTAACAAGGATGTTGAGATTATCATCAAAAAAAAACTAACGACTGATTATGTAAAATTAAGGTTAACAAAAAAGGGTAAAGAAATCTCTAAACGAACTGTAAAGAATAATGAAGCTAACTGAACACATAACTTACTCAGAGGCTTGTCATTCATATACTGCTAAGAAACTCGGTATCCGTAATATTCCTAATGAGTATGAGATGTGGAATATGGTCGTATTAGGTACGCACATCTTTGAACCTCTTAGAGATTGGGTAGGGGGTGCTATAAAAATCAATTCTTTTTTTAGGTCTAAGGAACTTAATAAAGCTATCGGTGGCTCAGAACGCTCACAGCACTGCGAAGGTAGAGCGATTGATATAGACGATGTGTACGGTCATAAAACTAACGCAGAGATGTTTGAGTACATTAAAGAGAATTTAGACTACGATCAGCTTATTTGGGAGTTTGGAGATGACTCTAATCCAGATTGGGTACATATCTCTTATGTAGATCAAGAAACGAATAGAAAAAGAAACCTAAGAGCCATTAGAGAAAACGGTGGCACGATATACAAAATAATATGAGTAAGAAACCTTTTAAAGAAACGAAAGTAGGTAAGCTGCTAAGTAAAGCAAGTGGGTTATTACCTGAGGGCGGTGTATTAGGTGTTTTAAAGAGCGTAATAGATAACGATGATACTTTGACACCCGAAGAGAAAGAAAATGCACACAATGCGCTTATAGAGGCTTATAAAGCTGAGGTAGCTGATAGAGATTCTGCACGCAATAGAGAAGTAGAGATAGCTAAGGCAGGTAAGAATGATTGGTTATTTAATATCACAGGATTAGTAGGCTTAGGTGCATTTGGAGTGATTATCTGGGCAATTCTAATGTTAGATATTCCAGAAACAAATAAAGAGTTATTCTATCATCTGATCGGTATCGTAGAGGGGGTATCACTTAGTATCTTTGGATATTATTTTGGTACTTCTATGAAAGATAATCAAAAATAGTATATATTTGGCTTGTAGCTTATGCGTCTAACAACTCGGTTCGGCTACAAGAATAAAGGTGCAAGAATGGGGAGCAGTCAAAGCACCACCTCAACCGTAAGCTAAACGAGGGACTGTACTTCATAGGAGAAGTGGAATTAGCGAGTGTATTTAACCTATTAAAGATACACACCTGTTATGTGTCCGACATCTGTGGAAGCATAATTTATGGGTATGGTACAGTAGGGCAACCTATACCCATTTGTGAACCAACAAACTATAAAAGCATAATTCTAATCTTAATATACCTATGACACTAAGAGAACAGATTGACCAAGTAGTAAAGAGTAAACTTAGTGATAGAGAAAAGGTAGATGAGTTATTTAGAATAGATTGTAAGATGTACACGAACTTAGGTTCGGATTCTACAAAGACTGAGAAAGAGAATACTAAAAAGAACAGTCGCATTATTTACCGAGCAGTACAGGATATCGACTTCTGGTTAGGTTCTGCTTGTTTAAGAACTCAGGATGATAAGAAGAAAGCCCAATAGGAGTAAAAAGCCTGCTCCTAAGAAACCTTCACGATCTAAGGTAGTACAAAGATTAGATCAAGTATTTTCGCTTTATATACGCTATAAGAATGCAAAGAATGGATTTTGCACCTGTGTTACTTGTGGCAGGAAGTATGAGATAAAGAAAATTCAGAACGGACACTTTATGTCTCGTAAGCATTATTCTACACGATGGGATGAAATGAACTGCGCTCCTCAATGCTTTGGGTGTAATGTAGCGGGTCAAGGTCAGCAGTTCTTATATGCTAAGTATATAGATAAAACTTACGGAGAGGGGACTTCTGATATGCTTCTGGAAAAAAGCCGTGAGATCGTAAAGTTCTCTACATACGAATTAAATGAAATGATAGAATACTATCAAAAGGAGTTAAATAAACTAAAATAGGCTTGGAATGACCTAACCAACCTTGTATATTTATAGAGTCTTAATTCTGTCTTTGTTTGTAATTAGGGGAGTGGTTTTTATAGCTGCTCCTCTTTTTTTTTAGAAATTACTTGCACGAGTCAAAAAGTTGTATAACTTTGTTAAAAATCACAAACAGATGGATATTAAAACACTTTACAACAAGAGCCTAATCACATACGAGGTATGTGAGGATGTACTTAATCGTACTGCTTTCTACAAGCCTAATGAGTACGAATTAAGATTAGAAGATGGCAAGATCATCTTAGACATTTTTACTCAACCAAGTACTACTGAGTACAATCTGGATAATCAACACATAGGTATTTAGTTATGGATTCAGTAAGAAAATTTGAAGAACTTACCTTTAAACAACAATTAGAGCAGATTGATGCGCTAAGAGATGAGAACACTAAAGGACTATTTGAGGTAATAGAAATGAAAAATAAACGACTTACCTACAATGAGGCTCGTATAGAAGCCTTACTAAAGCACATCGAAGAGCTGAACATCGAAATCGTAAACTTAGAATTTAAATTAAATCAAGCACAAAATGCAATTAACGAGTAGAATTCAAACAATCATTCCTAACGGAGAATGGTCAAATGGACAGAGAACCTTCAATAAGTACAGAGTTACTTTTGCGAATGGTGATAACCTTAGCTTCTTAGCTGTAGGTGATTTTAAAGGAGAAGTAGGAGAAAACCTAACCTATAAGAAAAATGAAAGTAACCAAACAGGAAAAATCATTAGAGAGAATAGCTATCAAAATCAAGGCTCTTATTCTGCACCTCAAAGTTCGGGAAGCAAGAAAGAAGACACGCAGACCTACATCATTCGACAATCAATGATTAAAGCTGCGATTGATTATCACGCTCTACAAGCACACGGTCATAGCTCTGAGCAAGATGTGATTGCAACCGCAAGAAATTTCGTAACCTTTATAAACAATGGATAAAATGCAAATCAAAGGAAAAATCAAAGTTATTGGTCAGACTAAAACTTTTGGAAGTGGATTTACTAAGCGAGATGTAGTAGTAACTACACAGGAGCAATATCCTCAAGATATCTTAGTAGAGTTCATTAAAGACAACTGCGAAACTCTAAACAACTATAAAGTAGGAGATCAAGTTGAAGTAGGAATCAATATAAAAGGTAGAGAGTGGACATCACCACAAGGAGAAGTAAAGTACTTCAATACCATTCAAGGATGGAAGATCGGAGGTACTCAAGCAGAAGTTACCGTAGAAGATCACTCTCCAGATAGAGAAGATGACTTACCGTTTTAATAACAAGGGGGACTAACCATCCCCCTTTTTTATTATATTTAGACAAACGAATGACCAATGATAGTAAACATAGCAAAGACACTTGAGACACTTAACGACATACGAACAGGCAAAATAAAAGAAGGACTTAAATTAGGAATAGAAGAAATAGATACATACTTCAGATTTAAAAAAGGATTTACAGTAGTATTAGGACACGCAAATACAGGTAAGACACAAACGATGCTTTATTTAATGTTTCTATACACACTCAAACATAATATCAAGTGGCTCATTTTCTCCTCAGAGAATGCACCGCACTCCTTGTATAAGAAACTTATAGAGTTTGACACAGGATTACCACTTAATAAAATTCCAGAAGATGAGGTTAGAAAACGATTGATTAAGCTCTCAATGAACTTTCAGATCATCGACCCTTCAGATTTATACACTTACAAAACCCTATTATCGGAAGCCAAAGAGATTAAAAAGAAGTTTAACTATGATGGATTCTTGATTGACCCTTATAACTCTTTGGTAACCGATGTAGGAGCAGCTAAGTTAGGAAAGCACGAATACGATTACTTAGCAACAACAGAGTTTAGACAATTCTGTACTGAGAATGATTGTGCCTTGTGGTTAAATACTCACGCTAACACAGAAGCACTTAGAAAGCAACATACAGCTTCACATCCTTACGCAGGACATCCAATACCTCCAATGGCTTCAGATGTAGAAGGAGGGGGTAAGTTTATCAACCGTGCTAATGACTTTTTGGTAATTCATAGGTATTTGGCTCACCCTACTGATTGGATGTACTCAAACATTCACATTAAGAAGATTAAGGATATCGACACAGGAGGTAAGCCTACAATGATGGATGAACCTATTAAACTGCGGTCAGTTAAAAACAATGTAGGATACGAGATAGAAGGAAGAAACTTAGTCCAACATATAAAGCAATCCCTAACCAACTAAATATGATAATTAATTTTGGGAATACGCAGATGCACTTTCAGTTCGTACCGACCTACGGATTAGCACTTGGGTATCTGTTCTACAACCCACTACAAGAACCAGACGCAGACGAGATAGACGAAGAAGATTATTTTGAAAGGCACACAGTCTTGCTAACCCTCTTTGCTCTAATCGTTACTGTATGGAAATCTTAAAAAAGCTATTCGAAAGACATAAAGATTGGTGCGATATAGTACAGTCCTTTGGGTGTAATCCAGAAACCGCAGAGGACATCGTACAAGAGATGTACCTTAAAATCGGTAAGTTAGTCGCAAGTGGAAAGGATATTACTTTCGGTAACGATGTGAATCACTTTTATATCTTTAGAACACTTACAAGTATTTTCTTAGACCACAAAAGAAGGGAACGAAAAGAAGGAGAGTTTGACTTTGATAACTACGATATAGAAGATGAGCAAGAGGTGGAATACAAAAAGAAGTACGATATTATCTTAGAGGAACTTGAGAATATGTATTGGTACGATAAGAAGGTTTACGAGATCATAGAATCAGGAGAGAGTATCTCAGAGCTTAGTAGAAAAACAAATATCAGTTATTACTCACTCTACAACACTTACAAGAAGGTAAAGAAATACTTAAAAGACAAAATATGAAAATAGGATGTTATGTTAAACTTGGAACAATGGTACACGCAATTACTGAGCTGCTTACTTTTGGTAATGCGTATCGGGTCGCTTTTTGGATTGCAAGACAGTTCGGTAAAGAGGATTGCGGATGTCATAAGCGAGAACTTTATCTGAACTGCTTAACCTGTAAAGAGGAATGTGATGAGTGAGGAGGATAAATTACTCTGGGAAGAAGTAAGACCTAAAAGAACAGCTACTTACTATCAGAGGACTGTAATGGCTGATCTAATGACTAAGTACTACGGAGCGAAACATAAAGTACCGTGTGCTTGTCCAAGTACGATTAAAGAAATAATAGGACAATTAGATAAACTGAATGACGATTGATAGAGTACATAAGCTTGAGCAGAGCATAGTGCATTTGTATAACACATTTGATGGATGGCAGCTTGAATGGTGCGGAGGTGGTTACGAGCATTATGATGCAAAGGGATTTACTCCTAAAGGCTACAAGTGTATTATCGAAATGAAGTTTAGGAATAAGTACTACGAGAACAAGATGCTTGAGAAGTACAAGTACGATATGATGATGCGAGAACCTAAAGATGTAGTTAAGTTGTATTTTGTAAATGACCCAAAAGCTAATTACTTGTTCTGGTTAAACGATATTGTACTTGGTAATGCTGTTGAATTACAATGCCCTACTACTACGCTATGGGAGCAAGATAAGAAACCTAAAAGAGTATATCTCTTAGAAGAATCACAAGCCTTAATAACTAATTTAAATAAATAACTATGCCACTACCTAAACCAACACCAACAGAAGAAAGAGAGGAGTTTATCCGCAGATGTATGAGCGATTCAGTAATGAAAAGTGAATATCCTAACAACGCTCAGAGATTAGCGGTATGTGCGGTTCAATGGAGAAAGTAGAGTTTTTTGAGAATCCTATACCTGCTTACCTATACAAGCAGTTTAATAGAGATCGCCTCTTAGCACGATTTTTCTATTCGAGTAGAGTAGGTAAGTGTGTCCAGATATTCGATAAGTACTATCAATCTGTAAAAGGTAAAGTAACTAAGGAAGGATGGACTGAGTACTACTTAGCAGGAGTCGATCGACAAAACTTAGTAGCACCTGCTCACTTTATAGCTGACAAGTATCGCTTAGAGATGCACGAAGCTGCGGAGTATGTTTTATTCAGAGTAGTCGGTCAGACTTGGAACGGAATGATGAATGAGGTAAATTGTATTAATCACTTACAAGAGTGGTTTCCGAATATAGATTTTAGAAAGACTACCTACGAAGTTGATGAAGAGTATTGTACGGATTGGGAAGCGTACTCTAATGGAAAACTTTTATTCGGACTTCAGATCAAACCAGAATCGTATCACTTTATGAGTTCACCGCACCAGAACAGAGCAAAGGAGTTCGATCAGGAAAAGATAACTAAGTACAAGGATAAGTTCGGAGTAGCTCACTTCTTTGTGTTTTATTCCAATAACAAGTTCATTCACTCACAGCCTTTGTTCAATCAGATAAATACCTACTTGGCACTTAGTATAAATGTGCAACTGTAATTTTTTTATCTAAATTTTTGTATTTAACAAATGTTTACTATATTGCAGTATAATTACAAATTTAAAAAACAGATTTATGAAACCTTACATTTATTCTCCAACCCTTACAGTTGTAAACGATGGTCAATTTTACGATGTCGAGTACAAAGTATGGGATGATGGTGTAGCAAGATTAGAATCAGTATCCTTTAGAACTTACGAGGAAGCTAAGAAGCTATTTAACACTATCCCTTTATCTTAGTATGATGTACGATAGATTAGAACCTTACAAAGAGATGGAGTACTCTGCGAATATGGAGTATCTCCTCTCTATCTTAAAGAAGCAGAAGGAGAACAAACCTTCAGAGATAGTCGATAAGATGATTTCTACTTGTTTAGAGATTGTGTATTATGTAAACAGCTTACACATCAACAGACGAGCTTACGAACACATCATCTCAGAGCAGCACCAATCTAAGAACGCTTTAAAGATTAAGATTAGAGAATTACAAGAAAAATTAGACGATATAGAATTAAACAACAAATTTGACAATGAAACAACAGGGAATGACTAAACTATCATCGGGTATTACGGTGGTACGAGAATTAGAAAACGGAGTATTAAAGATCAGAGCCTACGAACCTATGGAGTGGGAGTTCAGAAAACTTCAATGGTGGCACAAGGCAAAGCAATTAATTAAATCAATTCTTAATAATTAAATCAAAACAAATGAAGACAAATTGGTATTTAGGAGAAACTAAGGCTTATGATAAGTTTAAGTTTATCGACAGCAACCGAGACATTAACGAATCGAATCTTAAAAAGATTGAGGAGTCGATTTTAAAGATAGGGGTTCAAGTTCCTATCGTAGTGAACGATTCTTATGAGATCATTGAGGGTCAGCACAGATTTATCGCACTAAGAAGAAATGAATTAGTAGTGCCTTATATTGTATCTGGAAGAGCTAATAAATCACATATAGACGGGTTACAAGAGAGTCGTAAGTGGACAGCTATGGACTTCTGTAAGAGTCGAGCAGCTAAAGGAGATATTTCTTGCAAGACAGCTTTAGAGATAGCTGAGGACTTATATCAAGACTCAAATAAAAAGTTTTCTGTTATTAGAACTATCGAGTTACTTATGGATGGTAGAAACTCATCTGGACTTAGAACTAAACTAAGAAACGGAGAATACACTATCAATGAACAATGTCTTAGAAAAGTATATGAGGCAGTACAGATTATGAGTGAACTTGATATGGGTACAACTCCTTACGGTCAGAAGATTGTACGAGTACTTAAGATGCTTTACTATGATTTTGATGGTCTTAACTTAGATGTTATTGAATATATGACCAGAAAGAATTACATTACTGCATACTCGAATGAATCAGATCAGTACAGATATATGAAGGATATTTATTTAAAAGCTAAGAAACAATTAAAGAGATGAGCAGTATTACTTTATTAGATGGTTCTACTTGGGATAAGAAAGAGTTATTAGAAAAGATGAATGATGATAGTTTTTACTACGGGTATCTCTCACAAGCTGCTCTTAGTTCTTCATCACTTAAACTACTCTTAG